TCCAGCACCAGCACTTTGTGCTGCTGCCATCATTGCTTCTTTTATTTCATCTTTGATACGCTGTTTTTCAGATTCGGACATTGCCTGTGATTCACTTTTAGTATCACCTTCTGAATCATTGTTGCTTCCAGGACCTTCGCCCCATTCAAAATGCTCGTCTAGCATTTCACCTAATTGATCAATATCAATCTTTTCTGCATTCTCAAATAGTTCATCATACACTTCTTCGCTGGTCCATCCATCGTATTTAAAGTCTTGGAAACATTCGACTAGTTTTGGTTTTGTGCCAATGCGGTCTCTAACCAACATATTATTTACAATGTAATCACAAGCTACGTTGTATAGATAAGGATTTCTGTCTTCGCGGCGTGTTAAATGGTCAAATACCATATGCAAAATTTCGTGTGCAATAACAAACTCAATTTCTTTATTGTCCATTGCATTAAAGAATTGAGTATTAAAATATAGGTTACGTCCGTCAACTGCTGCTGTAGGAATAAACTCATCTGCTGCTGTAATACGCAAACGAGTTGCCATATTACCAAAAAACGGATGACGTAGTAGTAAACCTACTCGTGCAGTAATAATCCGATCCAACACTTCTTTTTGCATCACTTCTAATTGTTCTGGAGTGATATTTGGATCTGGTTCCCAGTTTTTTAATTTACTTGCTGTTTTGTCTGATGACATTTGCATTGCTACATTGTAAGTAAAATTAGACATTGTATTCCTCATTGTTCAGTGCTCTATAGTAATATAACATATTTAATTTAAATGTCAACCTCAGAATAGAAAGTGTGGACAGTACGAATACTGTCCACATATGGCTCATTAAACAGTTTGGGCAGCCTTGATATATTTGCCGTAACGGTCATGAAACTCGTCGAAGCAACTAACTGCATCTGGATCAATTGGAAGATTGTATTGTGTAAGAGCAAGTTTAATACCCATTACAACAAGTTCAGTCTCAAAATTATCCATTGCAAACCGTAAAAAATTGTTAACTTTGTTATCAAATTTCTTATCATTTGCATCGCTTGCTTCTTTGAGCTCATAGCAAAGAGAAACAGTTAAGGAATACTTAGCACTGATTTCCTGTGTTTTAATCTCTTTAACTTTGCCTGCCAAGATATCACTTGGATTAGGCATATTTGCCGCTACTTTTCTATGAGCCATAAATTTTACAGCCAAACCTTCTCCTACTGCACCTGCAACTAGGTCTGTAGTAGTAGATTCATCTGTATCATCTTCATCTAGCAGTTCACTTACAAAACTCCAGCTACGAGGAGTAGCAAATGAGCGACTAGGAGATTTAGGATCAAAATCATAAAGATCCTGTTTAGCAAATTGCAAATATCCAACAACGTCTGTGTTTACTTTGTTAGATACAGCCCATTCAAACCAGTCGTCAAAGTTGACTGCTAGTTCCAAATGAACAAAGCGATTTGCAAGCGGAGCAGGCATACGATATGTTACACCTTTATCTGCTTCGCGGTTACCTGCTGCAACGATAATAACGTTATCAGGTAATTTGTATTGTCCTACTCGACGATTTAAAATCAACTGGTATGCTGCCGCTTGTACTGCTGGCGCTGCTGAGTTCATTTCGTCAAAAAATACAACAATGTTATCGTATTGTGATGCTAGTTCTTCTGATGGAAGCTCACTCGGAGCACCCCAAACCATAGTGCCCGAATTGCTATCAAAATAAGGAATACCTTTAATGTCTGTAGGTTCCCAAAGAGACAGTCGAATATCAATCAAATGACTGTTAGGTAGGCTATCTGTGATTTGCGAAATAATATCTGACTTGCCAATACCTGGAGGCCCCCATAAAAAGATAGGGCGTTTCTTTTGCATTGCACGAACAATACTTTTCTTTGCACGGTTCGGGCTTACAGTTCTTGTCATAGTATCCATTTTAGTGATCCTTTCTAAATCAGTGCTTATACTTTATATTAGCAGTTAGATTAAACTACGTCAACCTTTTTGTAAAGTTTACGAATGTTTGCACGGTCGTTGTAACCAATGCCTTGCTTCCAAAGAAAGTAATCAAAGTCTTGATCACAATCGATATCGTCGCCTTCTGCGTCTGCAAGAAACTCAACTGCTTTTTTCCAGTTACAATCACAAAACTTCATAGTTGCTGCAACTTGCTTGCGAAACTCTGCAAGATTATCAGCTTCGATACGAGCTTCTTCCTTTTGGTTATACTCCATAGTAGAAACCAAACTATCCCAGACTTCTTGCTTCTCAGCAGGTGTGTACTCTGCCCAGTCGTCAAAGAAACGCTGTGTAGGACGAAACCCATATGCGTCTTTGTGTAGATCTGAAATAATGTTATCTTCGTATGTGTAAGACATTTTTGTAACCCTCTTTGTCTTGTTGCCCTATACATATAATATAGCGCAACTAGCATCAAAGGTCAACCTTTTTTATTTAATTTAATAGAAAAACTTCCAGGATTATTTGGTGTTTGTTTGCATTCTCTAATGCGTGGATGATTTCTTGCCCAAGTTTCAAACTCACGCATCATAGCACCCTGTCCTGTAATTACTGTGCATTTTTTATGCCCCGCAAAATATGCCTCGGTTATTCTTGTATTAAAGTGTTGCCAAGCAGTGTGAATGTGATATCCGTGTAAATCAATCCTCATCCTTCTTTGACCTTGACATTGCTTTTGTTAAGCCGTATTTACGTAAATCTCCGCTGAATAGAGTAAGTTCAACCGCTTTACGTTCATTTGTAACTGTAATGCTTCTATTTGTTAAGTAGTATGGGCAATCAATAAACTGATCTAAAAAAATAATCACTTGTGTAGTCAAAGGCATTTCACGGGGATAAGGTATATCATATGTTGTTAAGCCTATTTCCATTATTGTTTCATATCCTTGATCCGTTAGTCTTAATCCACCCTTTTCTTTATTACGGGTATTATACCACCATAATGGAAGATATTGCTGTACAGAAATATCACTATAAGTTTTTCCTAACTCTTTTAAAAAAATTTTTGTGTAAGTAGTTTTATTACTCATTAATCAATATGTTCACCTTCGACTAATTTAACCACTGTAAATTCATCTGTTTTGAACATTTCATTTAATTTTTTTGCTAGATTGTGTGCATGACCCGGATTACTAAAACTTGTTTTTTTATATTTAGGTCCTGGATAATTTGTTAAAGCATTACTGCTTTTCAAATTAAATGGTTTACTTTTGTAAAATACAGCCCAGATTGCATCTGCTTCTAAAACTTGTTCACATTTATATGTAACGCTGTTGGTAAATTCTAACAACACAGTTGGCTTTGGTCTGCTCATATGCGTATCCTTATATATAATATACGCATATATTTATCTAATTAAAACATAGTTTAATTATTATTTCCAGTCAGAATCTGCACCAAATACAACTTCAATATCTTCTAAAGAGCCGCCTGAATTTTCTTTTACAAATTTTTCTAAATCTCCATTTAATCTTGCCATTACAATGCCTAATGTAAATGCTAGATTTTTTGCAGTATTAATATCCATCCTTAGTTCTCTAGCCCTGCTAGATTCAGCAGATTTAACCTGCTGAATGAACTGTTGTATACTAGTCGTATTTAGAGGTTCTATTGACATTTGCTAATGCTGCTTTCATTTCAATTTCAGTTTTGTATGGGCCCATATATTCATTACGCTGCAATGTAATTAATTTAGGACAATAACTTTTGAGCCAATTAACATTAAATTTAACCAAATAATACCCTGCACAATAAAGGCTTTTTGATTTTTCACTTTTTGTAAACAATGGTAACTTGCTTTGCAAATCATACATACTATTGTATGGAGTTGATCTAGTAGGATAACCATGAACTTCTTTGTCAATTGTCATTTGATCTGGTATATTAGCTACAAAAAGATTTTTTCCTAATTTACGTTTAAGTGCATTTTCATTTTTAAAGAAATCAATCTTTCCTTTTGCACTTACTACAAATCCATCATCTTCTTTAGCTAGAGTACCAATACGCACTCCTCCATCTTCAACTATCCAAAATTTGTCTTGTAAAATTGGTTTTGCTTTAATAGTCATTTATACCTCGCTTGTAATGGTTCAGCATATTGTGCAGCATTATCTGCAACACGTTGAAGATCCCAACGGGCACAAAACTTCATAAGTCTCATACCTACTTGGCTTATATTCTTACTCTCTGCTGATTGGATAGTGTTATTTATTTCATTACGAATATGTTCAGGTTGTGCTGTTAAATCACATAATGTCACATTTCGATTGTAATCATCTAACACACGATGTTCTACACCTTCATGATCTACCCAACGTTGTAGCATCATATTGTTCCAGTTATAACCTTTTGTTTGTTTGTCTGCAAATGCTTCTAGCAGGCCTACTTTATTTTTAGTGCCTTTTTTGCGTACACCAGGATAAGCACTAAAGACATTGTCACTAGTATCGCCACGCATACATTTTTCAAACAACATATATTCAGGTTCAGGAGCAGCTTTTGGTTCTTTTGTTTTTTTATCTAATACACTAGCACCTTTATCATCAAAGTAACCATCTACTGTAATAGTTGTGTTACTCACGCCGTTGTATTGACGTACATTAGGTGCAATCAATTGTGCAAAGTCGCCATCTGTTGAAATAATAACGTGATCATCATCTGGATGATTTTGTATCCAGCCAGCAATAAGATCATCTGCTTCTAGTACAGGATTGTGCAATACAGTGCAGTTAGTTTTGTCTGTAACAAACTCTTTAAACTCATCAAAGATTTCCCAAAACACTTTATCTTCTTCTGCTTCACGTGGTGTAAGTGCATCACGTGCCTCTTTGCGGTTGCGTTTGTAAGGTTCATAATAGTCCTTGCGCCAACTGCGTCCTTCTAAGCAGAAAACAACGTGCGAACCATTAAAGTCCTGCCACGCTTTTTTAATACTGTTTAGTGTAATGTGCATTGCCATACCTACTTTAGTGTCGATATCGCCACGTACAACGTGACGAGCACGAAAGAATGTGTTAGCAGTGTCAATAAGAATATATGTCATTAGAATGCCTCTTTGTAGCCTTGTTCAATAGCAGTATAGTATACAGCAGACCCTTCGTCAAGTGAAAGTTTTTGTGTTAGATATTTGTAGGTATCTTTGTAAAAATCTACTTCAACTGACTCCTTACGGCGTCTTACTGCAAAGGCCATACTGTGATCGCCTTTGATCAGAATCATATTTTTTGCAATCTTCATGATACTTCACTTTTGCCTTTGTCTATTGGTACTACATTAATATAACCGGCTCCGCGGTTTGTGTCAAGACCTTCTTCTACCAACATATTATAAACAATATCTCTAAACCAACGGTCAACAATTTCTTCTTCTGGGTCGCCTTCTTCGCCATAGCCTGCTTGTAGTAGCTGTTGAATAAAGTACTTGTTCCAATCTAATTCAAAAAACCCATTGCGAACATTATCTTCGTTTACTTTTACATCTAGTACATTTACCCAAGGCTGTTTACGTTTAGTTGCGTATTCTTTTGGATCACGTGTTTTTAATTGCTCAAGTTCTTTTTCTTCAAGTGCAGCCTTTTCTTCGGCTATACGTTTTTCTTCTGCTTCAATACCAGTAACACGCTTTAACCATTGTTTCATAATTGCTTCCTTATCTTTTCATATTGCTCTTCAGTGTGTATGCCTTTGTTATATTTGGCAACTTTTTTAAGTTCCCCAGGCATTTCCGAATAAGCTGATGTGCAGTCT